GACTGAGTCCGAGGGTGGTCACATTGTTTGTTTTTCGCAAAATGCGGATACGTCAATCAAGGTTCAACAGCCAGCCATCTGGGAGATGATGCCCAAGGAATTCAAGAAGAAGACCAAGGGTATCGAGGGCTACATCAATTATTCAATGCAGAATGGATTCACAGGTAGTTCATTTGTGTTCCCCGATACCCGCACACGGGTGGACTTCAAGACATACACCCAGTACTCCAATAACTCCACCATCCTAGAGGGCTTTGAGTTCGGTTTCAAGAACCCCAAGGGGTTGAATATCGGCACTTGGCTTGACGAATATCTAGGTGACGCTGCACTGGTCAACACCCTGCGATTCCGTTTAGCTACCCGTGACTCCAAGATGATCATTGGCTTTACGCCAATTGATGGGTACACACCCTTCATTGCTGAATACCTCAAGGGCGCGGAAACCACTCAGACAAGGCCAGCGGCCTTGCTTCGTGACAAAGAAGTTCCCATCTGCCAATACAGCCCAAGTAGGGATGCGGGTGTAGTATATCTTCACTCCGACGAGAACCCATTCGGCGGATACGAGCGTATTGCAAAGGACCTAGCTGGCCGCCCAGAGGACGAGATCAAGGTTCGTGCGTACGGACTGCCGGTCAAGTCAGTGAATTCCCTACTGCCCCACTTCAATACAGAAGTAAATGTTCTCAACGAGGAACCCAACAAGTACGGGATGACGTTCCCCGACATTTCGGATAAGTCAAAGTTCACCTGCTATCAGGTAGTCGATCCCGCCGGAGCCAGGAACTATACAGCCATCTGGGCTGGGGTAAATGAAGGCGGCGAAGTATTCATCCGCAAGGAGTGGCCCGACAGGGATACCTACGGTGAGTGGGCAATGTTCGGAGATCCCAAGTGGAAGTATGGTCCAGCCGCTAAGAAGATTGGACTAAACGTCGAGGGATACTGCGAACTATTTAATGAAATTGAGGAGGACTTAGGCATTGAGGTTATTGAGCGAATCGGGGACTCCAGATTTTTTGCCCGTGAGAATGAGAACAATGATGATCTCTTTACATCCTTCTATGACTTCGGTCTAAGCTTCATTCCATCCGATGGTAAGATGGAGGAGCGCGGGATCACTGCGCTGGACGATTGGTTCAACTATAACCCAAACGTAGAGATCGACGCAATCAATCGCCCAAGGTGTTTCATTCATTCGGAGTGCGGCAACCTAGTGGACAGTTTAATTAACTACAATGCAGGTGGAAAACCAGAGGAAGCCCTAAAGGACTTCTTTGATGTCATTCGTTATTTGCGAATGTCAAATGGTGGAGAAGGACCGGACTTTATGTCGGACGCATCAATGCAAGCAACTAAAAATAATAAAGGAGGTTACTAATGCCAAAGAAAAGATTATCAGAAATAGCAAAAGAATACGGGGTTACATTTGAAGAGATACACAATATATCTACGTACAGCCTAGATGAGCATATGATCACTGGAAAGGGCAAGAACCTATGGATGTCCGAAGACGGTCAACGGCTTATCGATGACCTAATTCCAATGACAACAATTTACAGAGGGATTGTTGTTGGGCAAGCACCCAACAACCGTTTTGTTATGACTCGCATTAAGGAACTAGGGAAGAAGGTTGCAGTAAGTATTCCGCTTGCACTATCTGGTAAACTAGAAGGCAAAGTAATACACATCGAAGCCGACAATTCTAATAGCGAGCCAAAGTACAAATGGATAAAAGCACCAGTACGCCAGTAGGTTAAGTGTAAAACACTAAATATTTTATGGATAACGAGACTACATCAAAAGCACTCACCTACGTTGAGAAGGATCCAAGCGTAAAAACATTGCGCTACGCATATGAGCAAACCGTAACAGAGCTATCGTCATACTTCGATCTATGCCGTACAAGTTACGATGATCGCCGCAACTGGTGGCCGGGCAAGAGCCGTGATCACCGAAAGCACGGAGCGGATGCATTCCCCTGGGAGGGAGCTTCAGATATGGAGAGCCACGTTATTGATGAGCGCATCACTCGATTAGTATCTTTGTTTGTATCTTCACTGAACCGATCTAACGTACGTGCATTTCCGACTGAGGTTAGTGATATTGCTCGATCAAAACTAGTATCAGGGTTTCTTAAGTGGATGGTTTCCAGTGGTTATATCCCGCGCTTTGGGCGTGAGATGGAACTAGGTGCTAACTATCTACTTGAAAGAGGTATTCTAATTACCTACGTAGGGTGGCACAAAGAAGATCGCAGGTTCCTACAGGAACTAGACCTCGATCAGATTGCGCAAATCGCTCCAGATATTGCACGATTAATTACCACGGGTGAAGCAGATGATGAGATCATTGAACTCCTCAAGGGAACATTTCCAGGCGTTACAACACGAAGGGCGAAAGCAGCACTCAAAACATTACGAAAAAAAGGAGTAGCTCAACTGCCCGTTGTGCGCCGACAGGTTGATGCACCCGAAGTAAAGACACTAGCCCCCGACGGGGACTTCATCTTCCCTCCGTACGTAACAGATCCACAGCGTTCTCCTTACTGCTTCTGGAAGACTTACTACACTCCACAAGAACTTGAGAACAAAGTAGTAACAGATGGATGGGATGAGGACTTTGTTGATTACATCATTGAACGCTATCGTGGTGTAAATACCAGCAGCATAGAGGGTGAGTTTGAGGCACGTCGATCAACTGGACTAACAGATAATCAATACGAAGCAAATGAACTCGTTGAGTTAATTTATGGATACCAGCGATTAATTGACGAAGAGGATGGCTCCGAGGGCATCTACTGCACCGTCTTCCATCGTGAGTTTGATGGTAATGAGGAAGCACCAGGATTTGCAAAGTTTGAATTGCTGAACGGATACGAGGACTACCCAGTTGTAGTCACCAAGCTATCCGAGGACAGCAAGCGACTCTATGACGCAATGACTATCCCGGATGTACTCCGTGGAATTCAGAATCAAGTTAAGGTAGAGCGGGACTCACGTGTTGATCGAAATAGCTTGGCTACATTGCCACCAATCCTGCATCCAGTTGGGCAAGCACCAAGTGATTGGGGTCCAGGTCGTATGATTCCGTATCGCCGTAAGGGCGACTTGGACTTTGCCCCTACTCCACCACCCCCTACTGGCTCAATTGAAATTGAGAAGACACTAGAGGAACAAGCTGACCGCTTAGTTGGACTGGATGAAACATCATCCATTAGCCAAATTCGCAAGCAGTTCCTAGTTGATAAGTTTCTTTCGCACTCGGCCGAGGTAATGGCGATGGCATTCAAGTGCTTCCAGCGTTTTGGACCGGAAGAAGTGTTCTTCCGAGTTACTGGAAATGCAGATCCGCAGACCTTCACAAAGGGTAACCCCAATGAAAACTTTGACATTATGATTAGCTATGATGTACTTAACTCAGATGCTAACTCACAAGAGCAAAAGCTTCAACAGATCACTGCACTCACTGCCCTTGACCGCAATGGTCGAATCAATGTGGATGCACTCCTTGATGTCGCAGCCCAAGCAATTGACCCAGTACTTGCGGACACTATCCTACAGCCAGCACAAGTAGCTGCTGAACAAGTGACGCAGTTTGTAACTGATGACCTATCCAAGATTTATTCAGGTATGGAAATGCCAGCTCGCCCGAATGGCGGCCAAGTTGCTCTTCAGATCATTCAGCAGTATGCATCCCAGCCGGACATTTCAGAGCGACTACGGTCGGACGAAGCCTTTGCGGCTCGTCTTCAGAAGTATGCTGGTCAGTATCAGTTTGCTCAACAGCAGCAAGTCAATGCCACTCAGTACGGTCAGTATGGCACAGCAGCAGCATCAATCGGAGAAGTACAGACACAAGGATTATCATCGGAAGGAGGCAGCTATGGAGGATAAAGCAAGTAATGTATCAGTGATGGAGCAAGGCATTCGCCGAGCTAAAGAACTACGAGCGCAGGACTACTACAATATGATTGCCCTCAATGAGGGGGTTAAGCCCAAGGTATACAAGGACAGCAAGGGTCATCGAACTATTGGAGTCGGCTTCAACTTAGAGGACGGAGGTAATCGAAAGATACTGAAAAAGGAAGGCATTGATATTAATGAGCTTTTTGATGGAAGGGAATTAAGTGAGAGTGAGATAAAGACCCTATATAACCACAGCTTGACCCAAGCATTTAACGATGCTCAAAAGTTTGACAAGAACTTTGCCAAGAGACCAGAAAAGGTAAAGAAGGCAATCGTGGATATGTCCTTTAACCTTGGTCTTCCTAAACTAAATAAATTCAAAAAAATGCGCGAAGGCTTGGAAGCAAATGATTACAACAAGGCAGCGGATGAAATGGTGGACAGCGAATGGTACAAGGACGTTAAGTCCAGGGGTCCCCGTACAGTTAATTTAATGCGATCATCGGCAAAATAATATGAACCTACAAGACGATTTAAACACACTGAGGACACACGAT